AAAGGAAGTAAGTAAAGCAAAATTAGTAGCTAACAACCTTCTGAATGAGTTGAACAAAATTAAAGAAGAAGGTTCTGTCTCGTTGATTGGTAACTATCAAGCGAGAGCAGGGCGTTTAATCACTTTGAATGAGCCAATAACAGGCTTACAAGGTGATTTTTTAATTAAGTCAGCACAACACACGTTAAATAACGGCATACACCTTATGTCGCTTAATTTGGAGGTGTCAGTGTGAATGAAGCAATAGTGAGTATTGCAAAACAGTTTCAAAACGCTAAAAACGGCGGCAAACAGTTTGAAGGTTTTTTAATCGGTGAAGTCGTTGCAGAATTACCTGAAATCAAAGTACAAATTGATCCAGCTATTATTTTAGATAAAACGATGTTAATCTTTTCAGCTCATGTTTTGCACGACTACGAACGAGAATTTGAAATATTTGAAGGTGAAGAAATTATTATTAATAATTCGATACCTAACATGTTTACAGCTAAAGGAAAAATCAAGTGGACAGATAAAATGAAGAATGGCGACAAGCTCATTTTAGTTCCATCATCCAATGACAATATGTACATTGTTATCGATAAGGCGGTGAGCTTAACATAATGTTTCCTGGAGATGTGGAGCAATATCTCATAACAGAAGAAAATGACACAATGAATGCAACGCCGATATATAACGGGCGTTCTTTTTTGTATGACTTTAAAAAAGGTGACTTTATCTATAAAAACGGTGCTCCTGTTGAAGTGACAGGCTTAAAAGCTTTAGAAATTTGGATTGAAAAAGTTATTCGTACTGAAAGATTTCGCTTTAACATTCATAAGGGTGTTGATTACGGTGTAACGATTGAAGATTTAATAGGCAGCTTGCTTCCACGCGGATACATCGAATCAGAAATGACACGTGAATTGACTGAATCGATACTACAAAATCCATTCGTTGATGATTTAACAGAATGGAAATTTGAAGTTGACGGAAGCGAATGGACAATTTCATTTACTGTTATCACTGTGGATGGCGCATTCGAAATGGAGGTGAGTGCATAATGACGGTTGAAACAATTCATCAAAATATATTAAACAACACGAATAACAATTTTGATAAATCAACAGGTTCATGGACTTATGACATCGAAAAAGCTGTTGCGATTGAGTTAAATAAACATGTTATCATGACTGAAGATTTCATCGATAAGATTAACGTTGAGAATTTAACAGGCGATGAATTAACACGCTTTGTATTCCAACGGACGGGCGTAAAACGTGTATTAGCAACAAAAGCAAGCGGTGAAGTGCTTATTACAGCGACTAACACAACGGTTATAAATATCGGTGATTTAGTAGCTGCTGATGATGTTTTTTACCAAGCTACTGAAAAAACTACAATAACAAGCCCTGGACAATACCGAATCAAGGTTCAGGCTGTTGAATCAGGTAGCGTTGGAAACGTTCCAGTAGGTGCTATTAATTCATTCCCTACCACACTAACAAACGTTTCAACTGTAACAAATGAAACAGCATTCGAAAACGGTTTTTCTGAGGAAACAGACGCATCGTTACGACAACGTTATTACGACAAGTTGCAACGTCCAGGTAAAGCAGGAAATAAATATCATTATCGTGAATGGGCGCGAAATGTTCCAGGTGTCGGGAAAGTTAAAGTGTTCCCTCGTTGGAATGGCCCGTTGACTGTAAAAGTCGCTATATTGGATGTTAACAACGACTTAGCTTCTTCGCAATTGATAACAAACGTATTTGATTATATCGAGACAGAAAGACCATTCGGGGCAGATGTGACAGTAGTAACAGGTGAAGCGTTAAATATTGATGTATCTGCAACATTTACATTAAAAGACGGTTACACATTTGGACAAGTTGAACAGCTTATTAAAAATAAGTTGACCACTTACTTCAAATCAATCGCATTTGATGAAGGATTGACATATATATCCCAAGCGCAAATCGGACGTGAATTATTAAGTGTGGAGGGCATACAAGACTATGCAAATCTCACTCTTAATGGTTCAACGGGCAATATTCCTATTAGCGAAATCCAAGTACCAACAATTCGAAACGTGGTGAATGTATGAACATAACGCATACACGAATGATTAAACATTTGCCGAAATACGAACGTACAAATAAATTGATCGTTGAAATTTTACGTGCAATCGCTATCGAGTTAGATAAATTAACAATGGAGACAGAACAAAATTATTCAGAGTTGTTTATCGATACGGCTATAAGGGCTTTATCCATCCACGAGAGGGATTTAGGTATACAAAACAGTACATTAACTAACAGACAACGCAGAGAGCTTATAATCGCCCATTATCGCGCGACATTAGAACAAACGACCGATGAAACGATTAAAAATGTAGCTTCTGCATTCGGTAACGGTGAAGTTGAAATTAATCCAACAGTTACAGACGGAGTATTCGAAATAAAATTCGTCGGTTCTTTTGGTATCCCCGACAATATGCAAGGCTTAATGGACACGCTAGATGTTATTTTACCGGCTCATTTAGGTGTTATTTACACTTACATTTATAACACTTGGGGAGATGTTTCGTTTATGACGTGGGGGAGTGCGTCTGTTTATACATGGGAAGAATTATTAACGGAGGATGTGAGTTAATGCAAAGTACAACGAATTATAATTTGAATAAGCCGGACGACAACGATTATGTAAGAATCGAAGTATTAAACGCAAATGCAGACATTATCGATGCGGAATTGAAGAATGTTGTAAGACATGTTGATTATGCTGTAGCAAGTGGTACAAACACTTATACTGCAACAATTGATAGTATTGATGAACTCGTTGAAGGTATGAGTTTAAAAATTAAATTTACAAACGCAAATACAGGCGCTTCTACCTTAAATATTAACAATTCAGGTGCTAAATCTATCCTAAAAGGAAACGGCGACACTTTAGTTGGTGGCAACATCAAAGCAAATCAAATATTACACTTGGCTTATAATGGTTCGGTTTTTCAATTATTGGGTGAAGGGGGGAGTGGAAATGCACAACCGGAAGATGTAAGAGTAGGAAAAACATTTACCAACGATTCCGGCGAGTTTATAGGGACGGGAGTCTTTAAAAAATGGGCAAGCGGAACTGCGCAAGTAACATCTGAAAAAATTGTTGTTAGTGGTTTAAGTTTCAGACCGTCGATGGTGTTAGCAAAATCTACAATTGCCTCACACGACACAACTTCACGAGGCAACATGGATTATATTAGTGTTTATGTAAATAAAGATGTTTTTGGATTAGTGAATGATATACAGGGTGCAACATATACTGCGATTAGTTCCGGGACGACTCACACAATAACAAGTAACGGCTTTACTTTAGGAGTGCAAGGCACAGCAAGTTACGATTGGATTGCATTTGAATAGGCGGGTGATATTATGAAAATCGGAAGGAAAATATATTTTGATGCACAAACAGGTAACGTATTAATTAACACAGGACAGCGTCAAGCAAACGTTATACCAACAACAGTTGAGCAAGATGTTGCGGTTTATACGGTGCTATCCGAACGAAATAGAGAGTCATTTGATTATATTGAACTTGAATATGGTCAATACGCACAAGATTTTGTGGAGTGCAAGGGTTATCGAATCAACCCCGATACAAAGCAAATCGAATTTAGTTATCCTGACCCGAATGAAGTTGAGCCGAGTGAACCGGTGTATCAAGTGCCATTAAGCGAAGAAGTCGAGCAATTGAAAGAGCGTCAAGATGCAACCGAAAATGCAATATTAGATTTAATTTTAACAGGGGGTATGTAAAATGTACGCATTTTTGCTAAACATGTGGGTAATGAAAAAAATTGATGAGGTTTATTTAAATAAAGTTACAATATTAGGTCGCATTACAGAAGAAGAAAAAAATATGATTTTAGCGACACCGCAGAATAAATAACAAAGTGAACGCGCAATAATTGTAGCGTTATTTTTTATGCCTTCCACATCAATTGTGGAGGGCTTTTCTATTATTTCAATCAACGCTCAGACGATTCAAAATTACATTTCACTTATAGTTGTTCATCTCGAATCGTTTCAGAGCGTTTTAATTTTATAAAAGGGCGGTGCTGTATGGGTGATGATTTAGTAAGAGATGTTTACGAGCGTTTAGGTGCAATCGGAGAAAAATTGGATGGTATTAACTATATTCGTGACACGGCAAATCGTGCAGAAGACAAAGCGGATGAAGCATTATCCAGTACAAAAAGCGCACATAAACGATTAGATAAAATCGATAAAATTGTTTGGTGGGTGTGTACGACAGTAGGCGGGGTATTATTATTAGCTTTATTAGGTTTAATCATTAATAAAGGCGGGTGATTTCTATGAAATTCGAAATCGGGCCATTTAAATATGATGGTGAGAAAAAAGCAAAGAAGCCGAAAAAGAAAAAGGAATTTAGTAAAACGATACTTAAAATATCGTGGCTTAGCGGTTCAGCTATCATCTTATTCGCATGCTATTTAACTTATATGATGGTCATGCATGGTAAACATGGTGATGTTCAGTTAATCGCCATCATCTTAACAGGTGGTTTCGCTGAAATCACAGCAGGTACATCTTTTTATTACTGGAAAAGTAAGAATGAAAATATGAAAAAAATCGGCAATAATATAGGAGGTTATGAAGAATGAAAATCGACTGGAAACGTAAATTATCATCACGTAAATTTTGGGCATTAGTCGTTACATTCGTGACGGCTTTTTTAGTTGCATTTAATTTTGGTGAAAATCAAGTAACACAAGTAGCTTCTATTATCACAGCAGGTGGTGCAGTGGTCGCTTATATACTTGGCGAGTCCTACATTGATGCTTCTGCAGTAAAGGATGATGAACAATGAAAATAAGTGATAACTGCTTAAACCTAGTCGCTAAATGGGAAGGCTTTCGAGATAAAGCGTATTTATGTCCAGCTAATGTGTGGACGATTGGTTACGGTACAACAAAGTGGGCAGATGGATCGCGCGTGAAAAAAGGTCAAACGATTACAAAAAAAGATGCTTGGGAATTGTTCCGAAAACAAGTACAGCAACACGCTAATACAATTACGCAGTATGTGAAAGTACCACTTAATCAGAATCAATACGATGCATTAGCAAGCTTCCAGTACAATCTAGGACCGCATATTTTAAAAAATTCATCATTGTTAAAGTATTTAAATGCTAAACAATGGGATAAGGCGTGTGCCGAAATAATGTTATATAA